GGTTGAACACCCGTTAATATACGGTAGGTTTGTTCCCATAATTTGCACACTTCTATCAGCTGGAGCATATCCCCTTATAACAGTGCAAACCTTATCACTATTTACCGTGCCCGGGCCCCTCTTAGTGTGTCCAGACCATCGACCATTCATAAAACGATAATACCATGCACTGTCACCGTTTTCTACATTAACAATTTGCTCTCCGTAATAGACAGTGTAACCATACAAATCATCATAACAACTTTCAATTACATTATCATCCGAATACTTATTTAAAATTTTAGGCATGATTCAAAAACCTCCTATGACGTATACGCCACAGAATGTTCTGTGGTATTTCATCTCCTTGTCTCCAGTATCTACCATCCTCTAATACTAACTTAATGCTGTTTGGATTACTTCTTCTTTTTTTCCGATATTCATAATTATACTCACCGTCTATTGAGTTTTTCAATATCTTAATTAATGATGGCTCTTTTGTTTTATCTTTTCTGTAGGTTTCGTCTTTGATATATTTGTTTATATATTCCTTGGCAGGCTGTTTATATGTCTCCCAAGTACCCCCATGTTTGATATCATGATTAACTATGGACCATCTCTGAAAATCTTGAGTGTTGAAAAAACTTAATGTAGACTTCCACTCTGCTGTGGTACTGAATGTGAAAATCATTCGGCTATCAACATCTTGCCACTTGAAACAAAAATTCATCCACCAATAAAGATCAAATATAGTCTTGATTTCAATTGGTGCAATGTCTATATGTTCAAATAATATTTCAGCTAGAGATGCCCTCTTTTTTTGAAAAGAATGTTCATTTAATTGTGGAATAGACCTGTCACTAGTTGCAAAACCAAAAATTTCTTCTTTAGTCCATGTAAAAATACTTTCCCAATCGTCAGAGTGTCTATGTAAATTTTTATGTAATGCATCACTGCCAAAACACTGATCACCACACTCGCCTGTTATTTTTATGATATCATGATTTTCAAATAAATCATTGACCAACATCTCTTTGGGTGGTAGAGGATCATTTCTGTGTTTTACGAGTCGTTCCCACATCAGAGGAAACTCATCTATAGAATCTTGAGTGTATCGAATATTCAACACATCTGTATTAGATTTAGTTTCCAATAGAGCAATTAAGGCTCCGCTGCTATCAATACCACCGCTCCAAAACAGTTCTATAGGTTTTCCTAGTTGCCACAAATCTCTCGCAGCTTCCATAGAACACTCTTCAAATGTTTTATTAAAATTTTCTATAGTGAGAATTGATTCATATGCCATGTCGAAGGAATTAAACGTATCCATTCTATCCACAGGCATGTAAGCTTGAACGATTTGTCCCACTGCGACGATGCCCGGATTCATAGAATCTAGGAGTTCCGGCCGAAAATATTTCACTCTCACTTTACTTATCCTTTAACATTTTTTGCAATTCAGCAGTACTCCCCACAAACAATGCGTTTGTCACATTTTTGGGTGCGTTGTTTGGCACCTCTTTGAGTTTTCTCATTTTCTCTTGAAGGTCGCCCAACTTTTCAGTAACCTCAGCAACTTGTTTGATAAGGTTTCCGGCGACTTCGTATGCTCGTGGATGGTCCGATTCTTTGGCGAGTTCCAGTATTCCTTCCACTGCATCCGTTCCTCTTTCGACCAAATTGTAGAATTGTTGTCGCTGGTATTCATAATCTCTCTCCACATGTTCATTCGCATCACCCCAATCTTCTTGGGATGTTAGCATCACTTCTTGTGTAATATTTTCTTTAGGAAGCCTTTCGACCACCCCTAAGGCTTTATCAATTATTTTATCACTCACTTATCCGTACCTGTCTCCGAATCAAAATTCTTTGCATCTTCAAAAAATGATATTGTTTCGTTAAATCCAAAATCATCATCAGCATCAGCTGTGGTAGGATTGGGAGTAACAACAAGACGCTGTTCTCTTGCAGGGATTGCTGTCGGCATATCTGCAAATTGATCCACTTGCACAGTCTTGATAATGGAGTTAGAAGTGACGGGTCCATACAGATAAAACTTAGCAGTAAAGTTCAAAGTGTAAATGAGGGATCGTCTTGATGCGAAATCTCCATCATAATCATCTTCATAAGATATACTATTCAAAACAATAGGAACATCTCTCTTAATACCCATATCAGCCATATCGTTGATTGTCAGTGTATACTCCGGTTGAAAGAAAGGTAAAATTTGTTCCACAATTTGCAACGCATCATCAGAGTTTTTTGACAAAACATACAAAGAAAAACTAACATTATATGGCACTGGCATATATTGTGTTTCAAGCGTTTTAGAATTTCCACTTTTAGTTTTCTTGAACTTCTGAACACGATTTAGTTTTCTTGAGGGATCATAGGTAAGATCAGCAATTTCAAAACCAATCCGTGGCAAAGTTACCGCAACTTGTTTTGTTAAGTCAGGGTCTTCTGCCAATCGAACCAAAAATTTTTGTCTAGGGCCATACGCTAAAGGAACCTTCATTGACTGCACTACTTTGCCGTCATTGTCTCTACGAACCAATTGAATGTTGTTGAACATTGTTCCAAATGCAACTACAACCTTTCTAATTGTTTCGTGGTAAAATTGTTGTCCTAACATTATCCAACACTCCCCACATCACCAAACGGATTACTTTCAGTGAAATCTAATATTGTATCATCCAACTCATCAAACAATTCATTTTGCGCTGAGCGGTCAATATCTGTAGTGCCTCTTGCACCTTCTCCTAATATATAGTCTTCCTGTATCAACCATTCTCCAGTTTCAAGTAACAAACTCTCACCGACTGAAGTTGAATCATCCTCACCAATGATATTGTCATTGTCTGTTTCATCCTTCAACAGACCCCTTGTTGTGGCAGTATCATGTATACGAACTGATTCATTAACAGCTGAAGACTGTTCTAAAGTAAACTGATAGACTAAAGTATCTGTAGACAAAGCATCTTCAATCGCATCAATAGCTGTAATACCAGTATCAAGACGTTCCGAACTGTAGTCAAATGTACGACATGATAATTTATATACAGGATTGTTATCCAGCTGATGGAACGGTAGGTCATGGTCTACAAAATTTACTTCAAACAATTTTTTAAGAACAGGATGAAATACTAAATCTCCTTCTAATGGTCTGTCTGAGTCAGTTGCATCTGTTTCATTCAAAAGATAGAAGTCTTCTCCTTCAAACACTACAGCATCACTAGACATATCAATAGTTGCAGACTCTAGAAGAATTGCGCCGCCTGTGGTATCTGTCCCACTCTCTATTGTAAACTGTTTTGTCATCTCTTGAAATCTGTGTTTTGCGACAACAAACGTAACTTCACTTAGGTCTTGCAAACCGAACTTTGACATAAGTTCTTTTTCGCCTTGATATCCACCGCCGGTATCTTCAACATACATTTCTATCTTGGCCGATTGACTAAATTTTGAAATAGTATCTTCACCAAAGAATTTGTCTTCTGAAACAATTGTCCTGTCCAGATAATGCACATCATGGCCATAAATCTGTATGACCTCTGCAATTAAGTTTTTGTAAAGGTTTTGTTCTGTGGCAATAGCTGCAACATTACTAGTGTGAAAGGCTGAGTTAACTGCCATAATATTATCCTATCATGTAGTTGACTGGCAACTCAAATGCAAGTTGGATTTGTTCTTCCAACTTTTCCAACTCTTCTTGAGCTTGTGAATAGATTTCACCACCGTTCATAGTAACACCACCCAGCATTTCTACACCACTGAACTTAGATAAATTTGCGCCCCACTGTCTTTTGATAAGAGCAGTAGTATATCTTTTTAGATACATGTCGTTGTAAATGTCTGTGTATGTTGTTGGATCAAGTTTCCTATAACATTCGATAATGATGTACTCATCAACCTTTATATCGTTGTTCCAATCCATATCAAGATATAATCTCTGTTGATGTTGATTGAACCGAATAGGAACCTCACCTACCAGAATATGCTCCAAATAATCTAGATGTTGGAGAGTCATTTGATATTCCATAATTGATGTGGATGAAAAATCATACAGATCATTCAGCCGCAATTGATACCTAAGATCAAACATATTTGCGGTAGCACTATCTGTAAATGGAAATACTTGCACAACTG